TTCGCCCCCATATCAGCGAGTGGTGGCCGCCGCGGCAAGATTCGTCCCATGTCAGCGGTCAAATGCGACAAGTGGCACTTGAAGACGATGTGGACGACATGATGACATGACAACACGATATCACGACACCACACAATTATTCTATATACTTTTCAAAAAGTTTATAGAAATAGAATAGAGTATAGAATCTAGACACGTCGTCGTCACATCGTCGTCACATCGATCGCACATCGTCGACATGGCGACCTCATAATGATCAAGTGGTGGCTCGTTTTCGCCCCACCATCAGCGCCCAGTTTATTGCCTCTTGTCACCACGATCAAGCAAAGCGCGAAGCGGCGGCCACCGCCGCGGCACCAGCGGTGTTTCTTCGTTGAGAAATGGCGTTACAGATGACATGGGCAGGGGTTCGCGGGGTGAGGGTCTAAATGGGTACCCGGCACGCAGTGTAACAACAGTTAATGGATCATTTCGCAAATGGCGAAGTTGCCCCCGCAGATTGTGCGCACGCCCGCGCACCACAAGTGATGGCGGGGGGAATGGCACGAATCTACAGTCGAATCCAATCGTATAAAGCGCGCGCAGCATCTCTGGCATCGCAATGTCTGGCGGCAACTGACTGAGGACGTGCAATGTGACCTTAAACTCTCTCGTCACTCGTTTTCGAAATTGCGCGGAAACTTCACTGTGTTCCATCTCAGTGATTATGGTCTCCAGTCTAACTGAAAAAACAAACACCCCATGCTCGCTAATGACCATTTCGGGTATTTGCTGCCAATGACCCGTCGCGCGTATAAATCCTATCGTGGACTCGGCGACAGCAATTAGATCGGGTGGTGAGGGGACAACTGTAAGTGTCTCATAACTTGGTGCTGACTCGGGGTATGGTCGTCGTGGATGAGTGTGAAACCCGACACTATGGTGGAGTCCATACCAATACCGCCGAGCCATGATATTACCTCGCTGCCCTCGATGTGAGATGCGAACTGTTGTGGTGTCGGGCGCAAAATCAGCAGCCCCGGCTATTTCAAACCCGGCCGCAGTGGCCGCCAATCCAATAACCTGAAATTCATCGAGTTGTTTGATTATGCGCGAGCATATATGATCCATTTACTTATACGCGACAGTAACTGTGATTTTTAAAATATTCATCTATATAGATGTGTTTTTGTTTCGCCGCCAAAAGTAGTCGATCAAACCACGCCCAAAATTCGTCTGTATGCCCTATTGATACAGTTAACACATGTGCATATTCATGTAACAAAACATATGCCAACTGTGGAACGTTATAATAACGGCGCACACACATTGTTATACGCGACTTGTCATATGTGACTGCATTCCAAAATCGCGGCGTGACTGGGATTCGGCCCAAATTAAACTCTTGGACCACTGGATCGATATACTCACGCACCTCACCAATAATCCGTACCCAGTATGCTCGTTCGCATGCCACTGCGATGTAAATTATGATGACAAAGAGGAGGATGTATAGAAACATTTACTTGAGTAAAGTAAACTATGGCGAGTCAATTATACGGTCCACCGAACCCCAAGACACTGATTCCACCGATTATCCCGCCACCCCTTGCGGATTTTGAAACGTGGCGCGCCAGCTCGACCACAATGCACCCCAATATCAATACACCGAACCCAATCGTCTATACTCAATCGTCTGGCTACGACGTATTGATAAAGGAGCCACCGCGCCCCCCGCCCCAACCCGACGATATTGGTACACTGGCACCAGAACTTATTTCAAATATCAGCCCCTATTACGTTCAGGCATTGGCTGGACCAAACTCGTGGGTTGTAACAATGCCAGCGAGTGTTAACAGTAATCTCGGTATATCATCAACCACTCAGCGCGGTTTTATTACGGCATATGGTTCGAAGGGCGGAGATTACCAACTCGCAGTTGAATCGCCATTTGCGCCAACCACAACGACCCCAATCGAAAACCCCGCATTGGCAGAAGGGGGCGAAATTCGCCAACAATTGTTGTTTGGTGGGCGCGATCCCCGCGCATATGGATTTGGCCCCACTGATCGCATATTTATCAACCCAGACACAGGCGTACCCTCTTATTTCTATGGTGATATAGACCGAGCGCGTGGCCAAACATATATTGGACGAACTAATCTTAATATGACACTTGAGAACGCCAGTACGAATGATGCACAGGTCTTTGCGCAAGACAAGTTCATACAAGATTCCAATGCGCAACGCACAGACCTGCAGATTAGTCAGATGCGCAAGACCAACTCAGAGTTGTGGCAACGCAAGGTCGCCCCGATCAGTCCAGGTCGATGAGTATAAAATGAAAAACATGCTTTAAGATAAACTATAGAATAAAAAACAGTCATGACAACATACAAAATCGTTAAGGTTGCGAGACATCATCTTCATCACGAATTATGCGACGTGGCAACATTTGACCCCAACAAGCTCTGCTTTGGCTCAATCGAAACACGTAGCATCCCAGGCAGCACCCTTAAGTTCCAGAAAATACCGCTGTACTGTGAGTTTGAGCCCGAAAAATATTCGCCCGTTTATTTCAGCACACCCGCAGACTGTTACTCATACGGCATCCAAGAGCAGAACAATGTCACGACGGGCATGTTAGATGGCTATTCCATTGCCATTTGTGTTTACAACCCCAACAACCATAACCCCGCTGAGGTTGAGTTTATGACCATGTTTAACAACCTGGTTGAACATTGCAAGGGTTATCTCACATCACCACAAGGTGAAGACGATATTGGCATTCCACTGGCCCGCCATCAGCTAGAGAAGATTGCCGCCCCCATGTTTTACAAAACCATCGATAATGGCAAAAAGGGCAAAAAGGTATTGGATCCGTCAAAAGGTCCAGTGTTTTATCCGAAACTACTCACTCAGCGAGACCGCGAAACTGGTACCTTTAAGTTGCAGACCTACTTTTCAGAATCGGACGGCCGTGACACCACCGGATCCGCATTGGACTTGTATCGCACACATATGCGTGTTCAGGCAATTATTATGGTTGATTCGATCTATGTCGGGTCAAACAATGTTATCCGTCTCCAGTTTAAGGTCACGGAGGTGAAGGTCACACCATTGGCCAACAACCTTACCCGCTTCTTGTTACCATCAGCCCCAACAACTTCAGGGGCTGTGGCCGCCGAACCAACTGGACCTACCCGGTCACCAGTGGCACACGGTGACCTCCAAACAGAAGAGTGGCCAACAATTGAGACTCGTAGCCCGGAAGCTGCGTCGCGATTTGCGGCACTTGATCAAGACTGCGGCGAATAAGCATCGCATTCCCTTGGCCCAGACCCACCCCTATTATTCGTCCCTATAAACCCCCAGATACATAACAAAAATCTTGTTTTTGTTACGTAAATGAAGACTCAACCGATAACTTTACCCCAATTCTTTGATGTGGTCCTTGATCTTGATAATACTCTAATTCACTCACCCAACACTACCGAATGTGTGGATCCAGACAATATCGGCAACTTTAAACCGGTGCGAACCTTGACTTATATCACATATTTGCGGCCGTATCTTACAGAGTTTTTGACATATGTCATGAAAAATCTGCGGCTTAGCATCTGGACGGCCGGAGATGCTGAATATGCTCGCGCCATACTCGCCAACATCCTTCCGCCCAATTGTGGCACCCCGTATATTGTCTTTGCGCGCGATGCTGTGCAAGCATGCGAAGCAGAAACGGGTCACCATAAGCTCTTGGCGTGGGTTGGGCATGGCCAGTGGCTTGTTAATCCTATAATTATTGATGATAGACCAGATGTGTATGCTAGTCAACCCGCAAATGCGTACCTAATACCCCCGTTTAGCGTGACAGACACTAAACAGGCATGGAAAGATAATGAGTTGCTCCAGTTAACGGAGTATCTCAAACAACATGCACTTAAGTACACACCTCCCGCTCAAACGGGTCCACTTCGGACTCTATACCCCAACCGAGATAACTAATCTGGCAGTCGTAGAAATAACTCACAATCGGCGAACCGGCGACAATTCAGTCTATGATCCACGAATGGGTCCACTAGATACAACTCACGCATGTGTCACTTGCAAGCTGAGTAGTTCAGATTGCCCTGGTCATTATGGATACATTAAATTGGCCCAGCCCATCTTTCACCCACTCATGTTCAACCGACTTGAGACAATTTTGCGCCTCATTTGTGTCAAATGTTATCGGTGCATCTTTTCGGGTCTTGGTGATGCGATTGATTTATCGCGCGTGCCGGCGACACGCTATGAGCAATTGAGCGCCAAAATCAAACGGGTCAATTTTTGTTCCCATGAAGACTGTAAGCTCGAACAACCTGAGATTAAGGCGCATGTGGCAGATCAATGTATACTCCTCAACTCCCAGCATATTTTGACACCGGCACAAGCCCATTTCCTATTCTCGAATGTTACGCAAGCTGAACAAGACTTTATGGGGTTGTTATGTAATTTGCGCGGACTTGTTATCATCAATTTGCTTGTTTTGCCCACAGCGGCCCGCCCCATGTTGTATACAGAAACAGTGGTGTGCGATGATGATTTGACGATTCAGTATCTCGATATTGTCAAGATTAACTGTGAATTGCATGCGGCGATTGAGGCCGGCGCGGTCGACAAGGTCAAGACACTGTTCGCCAATATCAAATTCAAAATCGCCGTCATGTTCAACAATAGCAGCACGGCGGCCCGCTATAATGTCAATATGCGGCCATTTAAATCCATCTATGAACGTATCACGGGTAAAGAGGGGCAATTTCGCAAACATGCCATGTCCAAACGTGCGGACAAAACGGCCCGCACCGTCATCTCACCCAATCCATATTTGGCGATTCACGAACTTCAAATACCGCGCGAAATTGCGAGCGCATTGACCATCCCCCAATACGTGTGTCAGTTTAATATCGAGGAAGTCAGGCGGCAATTCGCGGCCGGTGAACTACGAGTACTTCAAAAGCACAATACAAAATTTCAGGTTGACGCAAACAAGTATCGGCTTTGCCGCGACGGTCGTATTGAATTGGGTGATATATTTTGGCGAGCACTTGCCGATGGGGATTGGGTGTTATTTAATCGCCAACCGACACTCCATGCCCCATCAATGCAAGCAATGCAAATTAAGGTGGCATCACCGCGCACCTTTAGTTTTAACTTGGCAAATTGTTCAGCCTTCAATGCTGACATGGACGGTGACGAGATGAATATTCACGTGCCGCAAACCATTGAAGCAATCACCGAAATGCAACTTTTGTCGGCGCCGCACAATTGGCTTATCTCTGATGCCCATGGTGGGTTGAACTTTGGACTTGTGCAAGATGCATTACTCGCCGCATATCTCATGTCTGGAGATGAGCGCCCAATCACTCGCGGTATGTGGTGCCAATTGGCAATGTCAGCGAGTGATTGTTTTGCACCGCCACCCCAAACCCCTACTCCGCGCGCCTTTGTGTCTGTGCTCTTGCCGGCGGACCTGGCGTGGTCAACCAAGAATATTGTGATTCGTGATGGGTGTATTGTGTCGGGGCGTTTGACAAAGGCAGAAGTTGGCTACAATTCGCGCGGGCTGTTATTGCATATTGCGCGGAGATATGGGACGCCCCGCGCGATAACTCTGTTGACACAATTACAGTTTGTAGGCGTCACTTGGTTAACATATCGCGGCTATTCGATTGGGCTCGCGGATTGCCTCGCACCGCTTGATCTTGCCCCCACCAAAGCGGCCGCCCGTGCACGATATGATCGCACCAGGTCTGACAAATCTCAACTGTGCGAAAATATTCGCGACGAGATTGGCTTTGTTGTGCGGCAAAAGATTTCACCGACAAACCACATTATCAACCTGATCGAAGCGGGCTCCAAGGGCAACTGGATTAATCTCATTCAAATCAATGGGATTGTGGGGCAGCAATACGTGAATGGAGAGTGTGTTGTTGCCGATTCCTTGTCTCATACGGCCGAAGCGCGCGGATTTGTCACGAGCTCGTATTTGGAGGGACTCTCGCCCCTTGAGTTTTGGGGACACTTGATTGCGGCCCGTGAGGCGATTTGTAAGACGGCCACCGGCACCGCCGTCACTGGTTATCTTCAACGCAAATTGATCAAGAACTGTGAAAATCACATTGTCCAATATGATCAGACAATTCGCGGCGGCAAAAAAATACTCCATTTTCCACAAGTGTGTTGAACGCTATTCTCGTGCAAGAAAGGACAATGTCAATCTCATTCAGTTCCGCGCTAAGCAGAAATGGCAAAGGGCAAATTAGCACCTTTGACTCAGACAATTGGTATCTTAACCATCAGATTGCGCGAGCCCCCAATAGAGGTATTTTTACGCGCCAACACGATTCAATCTTTGAAAATTCGCGCATCACACAAGCAATCGCCAACTCGAGTGACCGTGTCACCGAGAATATCCTCACATTTGCGCGTGGTGTCAATCCCATGGTCAGCATTCAGTTCAGCAATTCAGACGGTCGCCCATCCAAGTTGCCCAATATGATTTTACAAGACGGTGCTTTTCGGCCGCCAATTCGGACCCAAGAAGAAACTATGCCCCTTAGTCGATTGCCCTATGGGCCCATATCGATTGACGGTATTCCATCCACTATACCATCTGACAAATCGCGCCCCGAACAGGTGCATTTTCGCGAAATTATCACACCACTCGCGCCACAGCACGACCATAATGCACACGCGCCCGCTGAACCGGCACCACAATATATCAGCTTTGATCGTCTGGCGCGCAAATTGGCCACATATACAGCGACCGCCGGCCAGTCTGATTCTACAACTGTGGTCGACGCGGTGCCGCGTACCATACCTGTTCTCCGCGATGCACTCACAACAGCCGCCACGTCCAATCCATCTGACACGACACAAATTGTGGAGAGCCTGCTGCGGCATATACCCGACTTGCGCCCCAGCTTGACTGCGGCATATGATTCTAACCCATCTGATGTGGGACAGATTGTAGAAGCCGTGGCGCGCCGCTACCCCGAATTGGTGCGTCAACTAGTGGCTACCCCTGGTACGAATTTATCGAATAGTACACGCGACCCAGACAATATATCACGCCAATTGCCAGACCTCGTGCGCATGTTGACCAGTGCCATCGCAACCACAAACCCACGGGGCCTGAGCGATGATGTGGACGTAACACGACCCATTCCTTCTCTTGCACCTGCTCTTGGCGTTTATCCCACCACAAATATATCGAGCACAAATGAGGGTTTCGATCAGCCGCGGCTCATACCTAACCTTGACCCCAAACTACAATATACCTTTACCACCCAACCCCTGAATGGGCAAAGTGCTGGCCTCGGTTCCCCAACTTTTACACGCCTGCGCGAAGCGCCACTCCAACTCGACGCAATTGAAGCGAGCAAAACAAAACCGATAACCAGTGTCCCATTTATGCCACCCAATATGCCCCCCACATTGTCACTTGGCTCGTTTACACCCACATCGGGCGCACCAGGCACATTGGCAGACACATTACTCGGTGCAAGTGAAAACATATCCATGGGTCCATACAAACGCACGCGCGTCTCACGTCGTGAATAACGGAGTGGCATCTCGCTCTTTGGCGAATTGTTCAGCGCGCGCCCGAATATTCGCGGTGGCGGTGAGTGATTTGTGTTGATAATCCTCGCTGGGCGCACTGCTCGTGGGGAGCTGTGACACTGGTGATGATGACGACTCGGATGATGATTCGGATGATGGTTGATCCATATTATCTATAATCCACGAGTAGAGGGCGCGGCCTTGAATGAGTTTGCCACCGGGGGTCAAAAGTGCGGGCACGAATTTGATGGCATATTGTTTAGAGACCTGATCGAGTATCTGTTGGTCGTCAAGACATATTGTCTGGCAAAAGGCGGAAAACCCTTTTTGCAATTGTAGTGAAATGGGCGACTTGGCCGAGTAAAAGTAAATCCACATGTTTTCTTTTCCACATAGTAAACACAAATGGAGACATATCGCCACATTGGATACATCCCAACAACAGGTGAGGTGGCATTCTTTTCCCCACAACATATTCAAGAGATTGCAGGCGCGGCGCAGAAGCGAATCACAACACACAATGTAACATTTACGCCTGAGGTTGTTCGTGCGCTATTGGAAAAGAATTACTATGATTACAAACCGCCACAGGGTGACATGTTTTCGTGTCACCAAATTCAACCATATACCACACAGCCAAAAGAAGAGCGGGTCGTTGACCAAACCATCAACATGCTCATCGAGACGGCAACCACGCAGATCATGACCACATATGTAAATAATAATCTAAATATTGATGTGATATTGTATGCTGATGACTTGCGGCGTACACCAACACCGAAACTCAAGAGAGGTTTCCCGTTACAGTTTAACATGAAATATTAATGGTGGTATCTAGTACACTTATAAATATAGTTTCGATATTTATACGTGATGCGATACGTGGTCATGTGATGAATACAATGGCTATTGTGGTATTAATAGGTGTCTGTGCGCTTTCCCACTGGACTGCTAGCTGGGCGTTGTCGTGTTGGGATTGAACGGTTTGGTGTCTCGGGACTTAGGGTGGTGATTGGGGCGTTGGTGGCGGTGAGATCTGGGTTGAAGTTTGTATTAACACCCTGTGTGGTGTATCGTATTGGTAATCCACGTTGAGACATTGCGACTGCTCGTTGATAATTATCCACTGCTGGGTCCACTTGTCGGTTGTGAAGTATACCTCGGGTACTTTCACCGTAGGCCGTGTCTCCAAGGGCATTTGAGTATTGGTTGTTACCATTGTTACCATTGTTACCAAATTGCGCGTTGAGTTGTGCTGTCACGGATGGCGGATTCAGGGCACGTGCATCATAACTCGCAAGGTTGGGTAGAGACGCCTGCGGGTATTGCGATACCGGGGCTGTACCTTGAAAAAGATAGGAGGCTGCCGATGGGTATTGTGGTGCCGCTGCGGGAAATAGCGGGGCTGGTGCATTATTCGAATAGAGATAAGAGGCCGCTGGTGGGTATAGTGGGCGCTGTTGTTGGGCAAATGCCGGTACAACCACTGACGGTGGCACTGGTGAGCGTCTCACCGCGCGTGGGTATCCGACAAGATAATCAACTCGCGATAAGCGCGATCCGCGACGTGAAACTTCCTCGACAATAGCATCGATTAAGTCATCTGGGTGCATTAAACTGCGGCCGCGGATATCGTATTCGCGTGCGACAACCTTCAATTCACTGTCTGAGAGACCTTCCAATCTTGAATACATGAGGTCGACAACTCCTTGGGATGGGCCTACAACCGTAGCTGGGACGCCTCCATATCTTGTGGGGTAAACCTGTGGGGCAAAGCGTTGAGCAGCGTACGCTGAGAAGGTGGTTGGTTGGGTCTGTTGGTATGCGGGGTAGGTAGTTGATGGGGCTGCAGCGGCTCCTGCGATTGGCGGGAAAAAGCTAGTCGATGGGGCGGCTGGTGCTCCGGTATATGATGGGAAGAAGCTAGGTGCTGGGGCGGCGGCTGCGGTGTATGATGGGAAAGCGGGTGCCTGTGCGGCGGTGTACGATGGGTATGTGGCCGATGGGGCAATGGCTGCTGGGGCGATGGGCGGGTAGGTGGCCGATGGGGTATTGTATGCCGATGCGACGGCAGATTGGTCAAGGATCGCGTAAATTAACTCCTCTCTGTCGTATGTGTTTGCATATGGGATACCACGGGCGCGAGCCATGCGCATCAATGCAGGGCGTGTCTTTTCGTTAAGTCGACTGTAGACAAGTTCCACTGCTCCCCCTTCGGCGGCACCGGGGGTTGCAGCATATGCAAACAACGCGTCGACAAGTTGATGGGGAGACAGACTATATTGGTATGGGACTTGAGCAATTTCAGCTAGTTCGTCGAGTTGGTTTGGAGTCAAGCTGGTCAAAACCGCATACCATATGGCCTTGCGGCGTTCGACTGGAATCTGTATTCCACACAGAGCATTGATTAACAAGTCACGAGCTAGAACATCAGAATTATAAATCCCGAATTCATCAGCCCATTGGCGTAATTGTGTCGATTTGGCCATATTCAGGATTATGCGTAAGTCAAAACTCTCTGTCATTTATTTGAGAAGAAAAATTATTCAATGAAAAAAACTAGATACACCCGAACGCCTTCTTGATAGATGAACGCAAATTCTCAGATGGGCGGCGACCAGATGTCCATTGTATCGTGTCAATTGTGGCCCCGGCCGCAATAAATTGTGCAACGGAGTCGTATGCCCCCGCAATTGTGGCGGCAGTTACAGTCCCCACACCGCGAATATTCATGAGGGCTGTTTGAAGTATATTGCGCGGACTCTGGTCTTGAATCTTGTGTGTCGCTTGAAGACGTGTCGCATCGGCTTGTGTCTTGTGTGCCTTTTGTCCGTGCGCAATCTTTTGGAGTTGGAGTGCACTTGTCGCGGGCGAATCAGAGATGAACATGGCAAATTCCATACTTAACGATGCGAGTGCCGCGACAAGACCGCCGTTCAATAAACTCCGGTCAGGTTTACCTTCAATAAGATATCCGACTCGAATATGTGGAACTTGCGCACGAAGGCGCGCTCGTTGTTCTTCGAATCGCCCATCGACGATGGATGAGGTCAGATCGCTAATTGTTTTGCGCTCGATAAGCCACTCGTCACCAATACGAATGTCACCCAAAGGCATCTGGGCGACTGTGTGTTGTATATTGTGTGCGCAGAGTGCTGCGATAAGATGATGTTCACGATTGTCTACTGTGATCATTTCTGATTGCACCACGAGTTTAAGCATAACTTTGTTACAACAAACCATGTCATCATCGCTTGCCACACTTGTTACCCAACTGTCTCTCGAAGAGGCCTCAAATGCACATCAGTTTGCCATTCTTGCTGAATATGATTGTCAAACCGTTGAGACGTTTTTAACATTTATTCAATATCAAGGTAACGAAGACGCTTTGGCGCAACTCGCCGATTATATCGATATGGCTCGCATGCGTATACCACCCCGCGATGTCTCAACATTTTTTCTCGATCTTGAGACATTGGTTTCAGATCGCACCGCGACCGAAATGGCCGCCACCCATATTAGCGTGCGCCACCCACCGCGCAAACTTATTGGCACGTTGGCGATCCCAGTGCTTGCGATGGAACCGACCGACAGTCTCGTATCATTTGCTCGTAAGCTATACAACACCATCGGAGACACGCGCATCGTGAATCATATCAAGCCAGCCAATTAAGTGGCTGCGCGGATCGCCCGCGGCTTGGCCTTGCCCTGAACACCGCATGATGGATTTTCTTCGATCAAATTGGCGGTTGTCAGCCATGTGCGAATCATGCCGCACAAATTATCTGTGGGTATTTGATCAAGTGTTGCCGGGTCGTGGACCATACGAAACACATTGGTTATCATATGTATCAATTGACTGCGGTCCCAATTCGAACACCGCTTGCCCGATGTGCGCCGCTGGCGGTCGGGTGTAACTTCGACACTGCGAATGCAAAAATCGTCAGTTGCCTTGGTGAATTGACCATAGTAGCCATATGGATTTGTTTCGAGTCTTGTTTGTTCCGCCTGAAGTTGTGTCAAATAATGTTCGGCGATGGGGCCGTGCGCATCGACCCAGTCATCTGCCAGTTGGCGGATGGTCGGTGTGTGAATCCAATGAATATTTGCCCGCGGATCGCAAAAATTGGCGAAATAATCACGCACAACCTGCCATGCGAGCGATGCGCCTCCGTGGCGCCACAACTCTTCGAAGACGACCGCTTGGATGTCGCGCGGCAAAATCATCAAGAGTCTATGCGCATCCGCAAGAGTTTGTGCCTGAACAAATGCGCGCATGACATTACGTGTTGCATGTGCAGATATTATAGTTACCGAGTTTGATTGTTCGGTGTAGATAATATTATTATCAACAAGCCATGTATCATAATAATGTGCGTGGCGTTGCGTGATGGGGCGCAGGAAATACATGTTGCGTAATTCTTGAAGAATAAATCGGCCGCGAAATATGACCATCGAATTGATCACATGTGCGAGCGCGCTCAGTAGAGCAAAGTGCGTGAGTGGGCGAGTCAATTCAATGAGTTCAAAGAACGTGAGGTAAACGGCTTGTGTTTCAAATAGTGACGTAATCTGATTAACAAGTTGTGTTATAACCGGCGCCGCATACAACAAATTATATGTTGAATAATCGACAAGTGGCTGCGCTTCGCCGCGGCATCTGTATTCACATGGCAAATATTGACACTCTGGTCGATTGTCGAACCCGGGTGTGTAATTTTGGTCATAATTTGTGGTACAATCAAAAGAGTTGATCGTCAAGTCGCGCTCCAAGTGATTTATTCGTATATCCTTTTCTTCAGCGAGTTCATACATGTGTAAGGAGACTGATGTGTCGTATGCGTCTGCACTCGCCAGTGATACGCGCAGGTAGATATCATACACAGGATTAACCAGCCCCTGTTGTGAATTTGTGCGGGCTCCACGCGCAATCGCCTGGAGTACCTTCTTGAAATTCCAATGTGGTGTCAAGATTTCGACTTGTTGGACATTCATAAAACTGAACCCGGTCGCAATCGCCTCTGATCCGATGATTGCGGCAAAATATTCACCGTGGCGATTTCGCGGAGCGTTGAATGCGGCAATGAGATGCTGAAGTTCGCCTCTGGTCAGGGCCGGATCGAGAAAGATGAATCGTTTGGCGCGCCCTCTCTCATCACCGGTCGCATGTGCCCACCCAAAGTGAGTTAGTAGGGCGATAAGATAGTGGAGCCCAGTGCTGTGAACCACAGATGAATAAACAAATGTGTTGCGATGATTGGCGTGAGCCGCATCCAACGAGTCAAACAACGCCGCATACTTACTGGAGACCCGCGCCAGGTCCTCGCGTGTGGTGAGTGTGCGTGTGGCCGCCACAGTCAAACGATACCGGGGTACGACGTGTTGTGTGCCTTCGCGCATGATTGTGCGGGTGGTGACTTCGATATACCGGGGTGCGGCCCGCTGATCACATGTGCCGTCTGGAAATACGCCCAAGTCGGCGGCTCGCGCGTGAACAAAAAAGTTTTGCCGCGCGGCATCCGCCGAGTAGATCGCCAGATAATGTTGTGCTTGAAATTCAGACATGACATCGACTGTGACTTGAATATGGCGCAGGTGGCCGACAAGTGTTCCCATCAGGCGCCGCGGGATGCCGTGAAGGGGGGCACGAAGATACGAGACGCGCCCCCGGAGTGCCTGTTGGAGGCGAAAATTGGCGCGCCCATCGGGGGTCAAGTAGTTGGTCGCAAAATCGCCCGTGAGTTGGCGATCCGCAGGCAGGATGAGATTCATGAGCGGCGCGATTTCAGACACATCGTCCACCATTGGAGTGCCGGTCAACAAGAGTACTTTCGAATTGACGCAGATGCGGAGGGCGCGCAAGAACTGCGGATATTGTACAGAGAATTTTGTCGATGTAATTTGATGTGCCTCGTCAAATACCCAGACGAATCTATCATATTGCGTGCGAATATCACTGTCAGATTGTCGCGACAATTGTTGGGCGAATTTTTCGAACGTGTCAAATTTGTAAAAGGCGGTGGATGTATTGATTCGCCGCGTGCGCTCACCCGGTGTCAACGAATCAAAGTTTGCCGGAATATATCGCCCGTCGGTGCATTTGAAGATTAACTCGTGTTGAAAGTTTGCCAAAAGCTTGTCATTGGGGGCGAGAATCAAGGCGCCGCGGAATTTGGCGCGCATGTTTTCAATAGCGAGGACTGCGGTGCACGTTTTGCCAGTCCCCATCTCGTGCGCGACGAGTAGGCCCGTGTATGGTGTATTGGCGTTTAGAAACCGACTCACGACCACCTGATAAGGGAAATATGGGCCCGCGCCGTCCATATTGCGAAATTCTTCTTTGGCGGCGATTTTTGTCTCAAATTGCGAGGAGTTGAGGGGTGGGTAATACACAAAGAAATCCTTTAACGTTAACATTTACTTGGAGTGACAAAAACTCAGACTGCATGTATATAATAGACGAGATACCCCATATCATTGATATTACAACTTATCTGAAGGGGCATATTTGGCGCAAAGTTAAATTTGACCTGTTGTGTGATATAGTTGACTTTGCACATGTGATTTAAAAAGTCGTGAGGATAGGTTTGGGTGAAGGCCGGTGTCTCGCCGGGAGTTCCGATGGTAATAACTTTCTCGGTGATATCACAAGATCGTGACGTGAATTTGAAACTACGTTCCTCTGGGTAAATTTGCAGGTGAATTTCATTGTTGAGAATATTTATTTCTTTGATGAGCTTGGTGAACTCTTGTGTGCTGAGGGCCACGAATTGTTTGTAGGGGGCAATTGGCTCACTCTTAATCTGTTGAATATCATAGAATGGGATTGTACTGGTGATTTGGCGGCGTTGTTCATGCACGGTGATGATCACAGTGAGATGTTTGGTGTCGGGTTCAATTTGCAGGCGTAACACATCCCGTTTCTTGATTGATTTAAATATGTTCAAAAGTTGACGCAGTTGGAGCCCAATCAAGAAGGGTGCATCAATCGAGTATTCTTCGAGTGTGTGTGCCAAGAGCACGAACTGGAGCATCCTCGCCCCATTCGTTGTGATTTGTTCACAATGTACGCCGTCCTCTGCAAACTCGAGGCAGATCTCATCCTTAAAGTTTTGACAAAAGATATCAATGAGATTTTTTACCACAAAGCCTTGGATCGTTAAAAGGGAGAGCCGCATTTCTTCAAGTCGCTTCATTTAAAACGCAAACTGAAAATCTACATATTAATGGTACAGTAGAGCAACAATATGCAGCCAATTATTGAAGTATTTCTAACACAATTCGCATCCACTCAGAATATAGAGCCGACCAAGCTCGTGGCCGCCTGGACTACATGGTACGCGGGTGTAATCGCACATCCCATCCTCGCATCCACCAGTCATCCAGATACGCCACCTGCCGCACCCGCCGCCCCGGCTCCCGCAAAAACACACCCCAAATCATCAGATCACGCTAAAGCGCCGAAAGCGACCGCAAGTGACTGGGCACTAAATAAGTATACGTGTGCACAATTGAAAGAGATGTGTCGTGAGAAGCAATTGGCCCACACTGGTACCAAAAGCGAACTAATTGCTCGTCTCATCCGCCACGAGAATCCACCAGTGGCGCCGCCGCATGCGGTGTGCAAGTTTATTCTTGATGAAAATACGGGTGATTTTGTTCATGCAGAGACGCGTCTCGTGATGAATCAGAGCACGAACCAGGTAATTGGGCATCAATCTGACTTGGGCGTGGTCGAGCCGCTCAATGCTGAAGATATTGACAATTGTAAACATTATGGGCTTGAATGGGACACGACACGCATCAAGGTTGACAATAGCGTGTCAGTTGGAGCATCCTTCAACATCGAGTCTGACATCGAGTCTAGTGAAGAGTAATTGAGTGTTTTGTGTGTGTGTGTGGACTGGAGCCATCTATAAAGTTTACTTAAAAGTTTATAGATGTACCAAACGCGTGTGATATTCCTTTATGTTATAAATAAATGGCTTTTGGTTTATCTCCCACAATAAATTATCTCCCTGGAACATACTTCGCCTGTCTTGACAAATCTGCCGCTGCTGTCTTTCGTGCATCACCCAATAATGTCTTGCGCGTTCTCGACTCCCCAGAGCTTTTAGCCACATACATGGCGAATTTTGGCCCAGGATGGGAAAGTAGGGTGAATAAAATACCAAGTTGCACCGGTGCGACCTTTGGCCCCACCCTCCCACCAAATCCGGCACACAAGCCGGATTCTGACGTTGATGCCACACTCGCGTTATTTGAAGGTCCCTCTGCACAGTTCACAGCAGTGTTGCCACCCACGAATGCACCTGCAGTACTTGTCCCACCCGGGGCATGTACATTATCCGCAACACCGGGAGAAAATTTTATGTCGGCGTGGTTTAACCCATCTGATGCAGGTAGTACTGGATGGCGTCCGTCGTGTACATATCTCCTTTCAGAATTAGTCACGGCGGGTCAATTGACACGTTTTCAACAAAATGTCGACACTGTCACGTTCAATAACCTCATGACCGCATTGACATCCCGAGTTTCGGCTGCATGTCCACTCGATCCAATTACAGGATCTAATCAGGGTAATTGTAGTGTCCTTCGTTCATTGACCGAAGTCGGAGCCTTTACTCGCAACTGGTATGCCACGATCTCTGCTTCACAGCGCGACGCTATAATGACGACAATCTGTAGTAACAACCCCACGTTGACAGAGTGTAAATGTGTCACTCGATCAAATGATCCTGATTATAAACTGATGAAACAGATACAGGGCATATCTGACTCTTGTTGGTATCTTCCATGCGCAAATTCGGGCGATTTTTTTGTTCCGAGTACCATCGAAAACCCCAACTGCCCCACCAATGTGTGTCAGATTGTTTCGAATTATATTAATGATAACGCGGTCACCGTGTCAAACAACTCATCTGTATTATCGTGTGCCACATCAAATACAACAACAACAGCCGACCCGACAACCGGCACACCATCCGCCACACCACCAGCCGCCAAAACAGGCACCCCGATAGCTATACTCTCTGTGATGACACTTGTACAGGCTAACCCAAAGTTGATTGTGATTGGAGTGGGTGTTTTATTAATACTGATTGTCATCCTGGTATTAGTGCGCTAGAGTATACGACATTCTTCTATAAAGTTTTATTCAAAAGTTTATAGATTGGATCGCTAAAACTAATTTGGTTAAAGAAATGAGCAAAATAGAATACACGGTCGGTACGTACTTTGGATGTCGCGATAAATCCGCAGCCGCCGTATGGCGCGCTTCGCCAAATAGTGTACTACGCCCAATGCCCTCAGGTGAGGTTATGTCAACATATACGGACATGAGTCCAGGATGGGAACACAAGGTGAACATGTTATCAACATGCACAGGCGCGACCCTTGGACCATTGCTCCCAGCTAACCCGGCACACAAACCAGGTGCGGATGTTGATGCTACCCTCGCACAATTGGAGGGCTCAGCTGAGAAGTTCACTGCGGTGCTGCAAAACCCTACTAGCCCCGCAGTAATTGTCCCACCCGGGTTATGTGTATTGTCCGCATCACCCGGTGAGAACTTTATAGCGGATTGGGCTAACCCAACTGATCCAGCTAGTGGTGGATGGCGCGCAACGTGCACATATCTCATGTCAGAGTTGGTCACAGCTGAACAACTGACACACCTTCAACAAAATATCGACAGTGCCAGTTTTAATCGGCTCATGACAACACTGGCATCCCGCCCTACAGCCGCATGCCCCATCAATCCACTCACGGGTACCAAGCAGACCTTATGCAGTGGGCTTCGGGCGTTGACCGAGGTGGGCGGCTTTACTCGCACCTGGTTTGCTTCACTCCCTGCCCCACAACGCGATACGTTAATGGCGGCAGTGTGTGGTAACAATCCCAATTTGGCAGAATGCAAATGTATTAATCGGGCTGGCGATAATGATTACAATACGATGAAGCAGATACGAGGCCTATCTGATTCATGTTGGTTTCTTCCATGTATGAATTCGACTGATTTTTTCGTTCCGAGCGCACTTGAGAACCCCACCTGTCCCACGAATACGTGTGAGATTGTTTCGACTTATATGAGCAACAATAATATTGGTACGTTGGGTAAGGCAACCGTGCTGTCGTGTCCTCCTTTAGCCCCGGCTATGACCCCCGCTACATTTCCCTCACAGATTAACCCAATATTGCTTGCGATTGGAGGGGGTATTGCAGTACTGATTATTATTATTCTAATGTTGGTACTTTAGGGTTGGCGTGGAGTATTAACGCCATTGCAGCGTAATTGTGTAGATCGAGAAGGGTATCGTCGAGGGTCTCATCTGAGACCAATGTCACATTGGTTCGTGATATATTCAACGCTCGGTGAATTTTATCACTGATGCGTACAAGAACTCCAATGAGACCAAACGTGGCAAATGCATCACCATAATCACTATTCTTTTGAATAAATGTGGCCAGACCGCGCGCCTGTACCTCTTTGTACTGGGCGACTCTGTCGACGGGGGGAACCAATGGCCGCCCAAATGTCTCACATCGCCCAGTATTTGCATTCCACCATTTTATATGCGCACTTTGCGCAAAGTGATTGGCCACAATAATATCCGCATCTTGAGGACATACAGTCTTTACACACACTGCCAGGGTAGCGCGCTCACTTCGATACATTACCTCATTATTGGTTGCGCGTGTCCCACTGAAGCCCCACCGCATTAAATAGCGCTCAAGAACAGTACCAATATGGCACCGTTCCAAATCATCAACATCATTCGAGGTCGCACCGTCTGGATCGACAATGATACGATCTTGTATCCAAATATCAATCTGGTCAGGCGGTGTTGAATCACATGTTGTGACTAAGGCCTCTGTTGACAATAATACATCGCAAAGGTCGGCAAGGTCAATATTGAGTTGTTGTGCTAATTGCTTCATGATTTGTTGTATGCCTGAATTAACAGTGCCATTCCCAATTTTTTATTATAACTATTGCTATATGGTTGATTATTATAGTGATGTTTCTGTAATAATTGTCGCACATTAAATTTGTTTAATGATAAATGGGAGCAGCGCAATCAACACCACCAACAGCATCACCAAATACTGCTACACCACCAACAGCATCACCAAATACTGCTACACCACCACCCAATGCTCAACCAACAGTGCTAGG